GGGGCACCGCCGAGCGTCATTGAGGCGCTGCACGCGGAGCAGCGCCGCCGCAACGGCGGCAAGCCGCAACCGAAGGCGGCCCCGACCGAAGACCACAAGCTGAAGAAACGCACCGGTCGCTTTATTAATCTTCATTTATGAAGGAGGACTAGACGATGGCTAATTGGCTCGACCGCATGGTGCGCCGGGTTCGCGATGCATCCTCGACGCAGGACGCGATTGCTGTGACGCGTGATTACCTCGATCCGAATACCGGCGAGCCTGTCGGCGGTGCTGGTGAAGGAGCGGGGGGCGAGAACGACACACATATTCATCTTCACATGGGCAAAGGCGAGGAGGGCGGCGGCGGCATGGACCAAGCACCGATGAACGGCAATGGTGGCGGTAGCCCGCCTCCTGCGGCCGGTGATCCGGCGGGCGGCACCGATATCGCGCAACTGGCGGCCCGTCTGGCGGCTCTCGAAGAGCAAGTCCAGGCCCTGATGGGCGATGCCTCGAACGAGGAAGAAGTCGAACTGGAAGACCCGGACACGCAGGACGCCCGCCGCTTCAAGATGCGCCGCCGCGATGCGATGCGCATGCACGATGAAGGATCGGAAATTCCGGTTCCCGAGCGCCTGGGCGAGGACATGGTGGGCGAGACCGATTTGCCTGGGCTGGAAGACTTGCCGCAGGGCAGCCAGGGCCAGACGGCCGACGCTCGCCGCGCCCGCGCCCGTTTTGCGCGCACGCGCGACAGCATGGAGCAGGAAGACCTCTGGGGCGATCTGATTGCCAACGCGGAAATCATCGCACCGGGGACAAAAATCCCGACATTCGATGCTCGTCTGCCGATGAAATCCACGGCTGAGCGCCTCTGCAAGTATCGCCGCCTCGTGATGGAAAAAGCATTTAAGGACAGCGATGCGGCGGCGATCATTCAGGACACCGTGGGCATCGCCACGTTTGACGGCATCAAGCCCTTGTCCTGCGACAGCGTCAAAATGGCCTTTAATGCGGTCGCCAGTGCCATGGCATCGCAGAATAATGGCCGCGTGGTGCGCCGTTCGGCAGCGACGCCGACGCGTGACGGCCAGTCCCGTTCCGGCCCGCCGTCGATCGCCAAGATGAACCAAGACGCAAAAGATTTCTGGTCCGGTCGCAAGACCAACGGGGCGATGCACTAAAGCGGACATTTCACGACCGCACGTTTTTGTCAGCCGGCAGACAAGGCCGCAAAAGCGTGACATCCCTGTTCAAAAGGAGAACAGATCATGCCTGATAGTGTTTTTATGTATCGTATGCCGGCTGGTATTCCGGGTGAAGTCACCCGGTTCCAGAACGGCGGCACCACGATCGCGGCGCAAGTGCAGAACGTCACCACGCCGTTTACCGCCTTTGGTCTTGTCGGCACCGTTGACACCAACGGTGCGCGTCCGATCCTGCCGGCCGACACCGCCGTTCCGGCGACGCCGATCGGCATTTCGGTGCGCCCCTTTGTGACGACCGACAATACCGTCGCGAACCCGGGTATCGTCCCGTTTAGCGCCGGTATCCCGATGTCGCGGGGGATCATCGACCTCTTGTTCCGGGGCTATATCAACGTCAAGCTCAACGGTGCGGCGGCGGCGACCAAAGGGGGACTGGTTTACGTCTATTACCTCGCGAGCGCGGGCAACCATGTTCAGTCCGGGATCGAGGCAGCGGCGGGGGCCGGTCTCTGGGTTCTCCCTGGTGCGTTCTTTACCGGGCCTGCCGACGCGCAGGGCAATACGGAAATCCAGTTCAACATTTAAGCCGACGCGTCACCGGTCCCTTTCTTTCAACCCTGGGCAAGGCGTCCGCCGTGCCCGCCCATGCCCTTTGGATTAGGAGGGGAAATTGTTGCACGAACTCTCGCGCGGCATGAATGGTGGCTGGCCCACCCTCGATCGTGCCTATTCCTACGAAGACAAGGCATCCGGATCAGTGCGTACCGTAGACTCGGCAGGCGCGTTCCTCATCAACGAACTCGAACGTCTCGACCCAACGCTGCACATGCCGCTGGCGGCGGTCACGTGGAGCCGCGATGTCGATCTGCGCGAGGACGTAACGATCGCCGACGAAAGCGCGTCGTTTACCAATTCGACCGCTGCGGCTTCCGGTGGCGTGGTGCCTGCGGGCATCAACTGGGGTGGCAAGGTGACCACGGCGATTGCCGGTATCAGCCTCGATATCGCCAAGACCAGTCAACCGCTGCCCCTCTGGGAGATGGAACTGAAATATTCCATCCCCGAACTCGAGAGCGCGGTCAAGGTCGGCCGCCCGATCGACAGCCAGAAGTTCGAGTTCCTCAATCTGAAACATCAGATGGACATCGATCAGGTTGTCTATATGGGCGATCCGACGACGATGGGCGTGGGCTTTACCGGGATGCTCAACAATTCGGGCGTCACGGCGACAGCGGTTGCGGCCGGGGCGTCTCTCAGCACGCACTGGTCCGCTAAGACCCCTGCCGAAATGCTGGCCGACGTGAACACGATCCTCAATAACACCTGGGCCTCGTCGGGCTACAGCGTGATCCCGGATCGCTTGCTGGTTCCGCCTGCGCAGTATGGCTTGCTGGTTTCGCAGGTCGTCAGCACCGCCGGCAACATGTCGATCCTGAAGTTCTTGGAAGAGAACAATCTGGCGGCACAGCGCGGCGGCTCCTTGGAAATCTACCCGTGCAAGTGGAATATCGGCATGGGCGTTGGCGGCACACCGGGCGTCTTGGGAACGGTGGATCGCATGCTGGCCTATTCCAAGGACCCGCAGCGCATTCGTTATCCGATGACACCGCTGCAAAAGACGCCGATCCAGTATGTGGGAATATATCACGTAACTACCTACTATTGTCGGCTAGGTCAGGATGAATTTATATATCCTTCGACCTTTGCCTACGGTGACGGCATCTAGCATCGGAGAACGTTCTCAAGTGTTGGCTTGTCTCTGAAGAGGGACAAACCAATGTCAGCAGCGCGTCATCTTATCTCGCAAATCCAAGAGGAGGTCATTATGGCCCAGTCGCATCGCGCAGCCGCTCACAGTGGCGGTGGAGGCGCATTTTATCTCGAACAGAAGCTGATCGTGCAGTTGCCGCTCAGCGAGGAAGCTCCCGAGGGCGGCGTCGTCGCGCTCGAACCCGGCTGGTACGACAGCGAAAATCTCGATCCCCGCGTCGCGACCAATCCGATCGTCATGCGTCTGATCCCGCAGGATGGTAATGCCGCCGCCCGTCTGGCGGCGCGTGCTGCGCTCAACCGCAAGATCAACAACGGCGAAGCCCAGCCGGGTGAGATGCAGGCGATGCTGCAAGAGCAGGCAGCACAGATGACCGAGGAGCAGAAGGCGGCGGCCGACGATTGGACCGCTCGTGCTCAGGCGGCCTACGACAAGGGAGCGCCGTTTAGCGATCCGCATCCCGATCCGGCGGTCACCATGGCGCGCTCGATGACGCAATCCGCTCCGCAATACATCGCCTCTGGCGGGATGCAGTCGAAGATCATGGACACGCCAACGTCGCCGATGCCGACGAACGCTCCACGCCCGGCGCTGCGGCCTGCCGATCCCGCCGCTACGTCTGGCGTCTGATAAGCCAGCGCCCGCGTTTGCGGGCCGCTGGTGCGCCTGAAACGGTTCTGCCGTCATCCGGTAGCGGCGGCAGTCCCTTTGCTCGTCCTGGGCCACCGGAGGCGTTTCTGGGAGGCTGTGATGCCGTTGACACCCAAGGGCGAAAAAATCATGGGGAACATGAAGGAGCAGTATGGCTCGGAGAAGGCCAAGGAAGTGTTCTACGCGAGCGAGAATAAGGGGACGATCAGCGGCGTGCATGATGCCAGCGAACACGATCCAAAGAGCGGGCAGTTTACCAGCGGTTCCGGCGGTTCGAAGCCTACGCCCAAATCGTTTTGGTCGTATCAGGCCTCGTCGCCAACCCCAGAGCACGGTTCTGCCGTGGCAGCGGGACGGTTTCGCGGCAGCAAAGCGGATTGGGAAGGCCTGTCGCCAGGGATGCGGAGAGAAATCATGCGTACTTCCAGCAAGGACAAGAAAGACGAGCCTGAGGAGGCCGGGACACCGGTTCGCCGCCCGAACTTGCTTGGTACGGTTTGCTCGCCCAACGGCATCAAACCGGCGGAAGTTGAAATGCACGACGCGACGCCCGATCGCCATCCCGAGACCGGTCAGTTTATCAGTGGTGTCAAGGATCAAGACATGATGTCGAGCGGCGCGTCGCCGTCCGCCAGCATGTCCTCGCCTAGCTCGATGTCCTCGACCGGTGTCTCGTCCTCGACCACGGGAAGCACGTCCACTGGCACGATGGTCGATAGCCGCGACGAGGAAGTTAAGGCGAAGGAGCTTAAAAGCGCGACGCCGCCGATGAATAACCTCTCGCGCTCCGGTAATCCGGGGGCGGTCACCGGCAATCTGGTGCCCTATAGCGGGATCACGGTAGGCGACAGCCTGCACAACCAGAACATCCGCAATCGCGCCTTCTGGTCGCGCAAGGGCCGGTAAAGGAGGGGAATAGATGGCATTCCAATATGGCACTACCCTGCGTAACAACCAAATCGGCCAAATCCAGACAACTTGTGGTGCCTCGGCAACGCTGTTGATCTTTAGCGGAGCCGAGCCAGCCAACCCCGCCGCCGCCGATCCGACCGGCCTGCTGGCGACGATCGCGCTGCCCGCGTCCTTTCTCACGTCAGCCGGCGGTGTCGCGTCCCTCGCCGGATCGTGGACGGTCGCGGCGAGCGGCACCGGCACGGCAGCGAGCTTCCGCATCAAGGACGGCAGCGCGGTCTGTCATGTCCAGGGCAACGTCACCGCGACTGGTGGCGGCGGCGATCTGCAACTGAACAACGTCAGCATCGCGACCGGACAGACCGTGACCGTCACCGCCTTTACCGTTACCGCTGGGAACGCATAAGGGGAGTACCGCGATGGCCGTAGCGACCGCGACCCCGGAGCAACTGGCGCAACTGCATAATTTCGTGCAGATGCAGCGAGCGACGACTATCGAGTGGTTCAGGATTATGAACCAGATCGAGGCGTTGATCCTTGGCTGGAATAGTACCATCTTGGGTATTATCGGCCCGCCACAAGGCACCGTCATTCACGATGCGAGCAGCCTCGCTGGTTGCTCAGAGTTGACCGATACCCAAGTGACTAATCTGTTTGGTGTCCTTCAGCAGATGCACACGGATTACTTCACGGCGAACAATCAAGCCGCTGCCGTGCTGGCGACTGGGCCGAGTAACTCAAGTGTTAGCTGAATGGCTGTCAACCTAACCGCAATTTGGCGTGCCAGACCACTTGGTAACAATGCCAATGGCGGCGGGTACGATCCCGGCATAGCTGGCGCGGGAACCGATTACAGTCAGCAGGATGCGACGCAAGCCAGCGGAACCAACGGGTCCGCTACCGGAACCACCACATTTACCGCGTCCGGTTTCACTTCTGCAATGGTGGGTAACGCCATCAATATTTCAGGGCAAGGGTTTTACTTCGTCACCGCCTTCACTAACGCTTCCAATGTGGTAGTAGATCGCGCGTTAGGTACATTCTCAGGTGCCAGTTGGCAACTAGGCGGGGCTTGGGCTGATTTCTGGACAAATACAACGAGTAGCGGACCATTAGTACCCGGAAATACAATTTATATTCTAGGGTCAGGAATACCTAACTATTCTAGCTATGTTTATGACTACCAGCCACCAGCATATTTTAGCTCGGTTGCAGGGGATAATACGAATGGATTGGTAACTTACGCGACCGACCCAGCTACTCCCGGTTACGATGGTACTACTTCGGGCAGTATGGCCTGTATACTGTGCAATGCACTAGGTGGTGCTCCCGGTTTGCTGTTTTATGGTACATCCTATCTAAAAATTTCTTTGTTGTGGTTAGTTTCGGGAGGTAATTGGGGAACAACTATTCAGTGTGATTTCACCATAGTATACCGTTGTGTTTATGATCAGAACGGTTGGGATACATGTATTGGTCACATCAACGGGTCAGTAACCTCCTGCGAAGTCTTTTCGTCTGTAACACAACGTGTTGGTAACAGTAATGGTGGTATTGCTGCTGGTAATAATCCAGGAAGTATGATCGAAAATTGTAATATTCACGACTGTATTGGACCGGGTGTAGTTGTCTCTGCTGGTATGGCACTGATTAACTGTATAATTGCCAAGAACGGCGGAGATGGAGTGTACACAGCCGGGAACTATTGGGGAAACCTTATAGCTAACAATACTATAGATGGGAATGCCGGACATGGTATAAATATTACTGATCGAGAGACATTATCAATTACTACCATCATGGGTAATTTGATCACCAATCATACCGGGGTGGGTAAAGCAGGGTTGGCAGTAACTGCTCCCAGTACGCTTGTTCAAATTGATAGAATTAAGGCAATGACGGACTACAACTCATTCTACAATAATACGACCACTTATTTAGGTGTAAGTCCTAATCCACATGATGTTGTACTGTCTAGTGACCCTTATGTGGGGCAGTCCACCCAGAATTATAAGTTAAAGTGATGGCGTGGGTCCGCTCTGGCGAATGCTGTAAATGCGGCGATTGCTGCCGGGGCGGCATTGGCAACCTCCCGGCGCAGCCGGACGGGGCCTGTCCCTTCCTCGAACGCGAGGAGGACGGCCAGCGGCTATGCGCGATCCACGACAGCCAGAACACCTACTGGTCGCGTGGCTGCAACGTCTGGCCCAGCGATCCGAGACACATCGCCAAGTATGACCGCTGCACGTTCAGCTTTGTGTGGCAGGATGACTGATGGCCGTTCAGACCATCTACCTCCTCGGAACGCCAGCGGTTACCCCATACTTCTGGGGCAACACTCAGCTTAACGGTTCAGCGCCGACCGCAGCTAATTCGGCCTTTGGTTGGGCACCAGCCAAAACTGCGATCACCACACCGTATTATCGCGGCCATCTTGGCGCGACGGCGACTAGCACCGATCCCGCTCTTGCCGCCAGTTACAACGCTTCGACAAGCGGTCCCACTCTGGGAACGGGAACTGGTGGCGGTGCGGCTGGTGATTGTTTTGTCGTTGGTCCGCTAACCGGCACCTTCGCTGCCACGGCCTGGACCTTCAATTTCAACATGCGGGCCGGGACGGCAGGTTGTATCGGCCACGTCAACATGAAGATGTACCGATCAACTAACCTTACCGGAGCCGTTGCCACTCAGCTTATCTCCAATACGGCGGGCGCGACCGTCACGCTCTCAACTACCGCCGACACAAATAGTTCGATTACCGCCTCGCCAGGACAGATAGTCCTCAACAACGCATATCTGTTTTTTCAGGTAGAGTGGCAGGAAACCACTGCCGGATCGAGTAACAACGACAACGTTTTCTTCCGTATCGGCACCACCTCGATCACCACCGCTGATTTTGTTGCCGCCGTGACCGGCACGCTTGCTGTTACTGAGATTTCCGACACGATCGTCTCGACCGGCAGAACTCCCTATGTTGGCACGCTGGTAAAGACTGAGGCTCCCGATACGTTGGCAGCGTCTGGCGGGCCGATCGTCGGCGGTACGCTGGCGCGCAGCGAAGTACCAGATACGCTG